ACAGGCTGCTGCTCGCGGTACATATACCAGCAAGCCAATGAGTCCTTACCGCCTGAAAAAGCCAATCCTAACATATCTTTACCATTACATTGCCAACGCGCCGCCGCCAAGGCTTCCAATACCCTGATACAACCCGCCCAACGCGCCCATCTTGGCATTATACGCCGCCGTATCGTAGTTACCCTGGTTGGTCGCGCCTTGGGCTACTGGCGCTGCGCCAATTTGCCCGCCTCCAGTGTATGACTGGAACTGCGGAGCCTGTATCTGGGAGCCGGACATCAACGCCGTAATCTGGTTAAGTGGCTGATTATACAAGCCTAGCTGCTGGGAAAGGTATTGATTAGCAGCCGTATTGCCAAACTCACCAGCGCCAACGGCCTGACCGTAGCCCTGCTGGTTGGCGCTCATGTCGAGGCCGATGCCCTGCAAAGCAGCCTGACTAAGCAAGTCGTTCTGGCCCTGCTGCTGCTCGCGCATGGCGTTATTGTACGCCTCAGACCCAGGCGTAATGCCCTGATTGGCAAGCGTCTGGGCAGTCGCCTTGGTCTGCTGTTCAATCTGCGGCTGGAGACGGGCCATGATGGCGTTCTGGCCCGTCATGCCAGCGTTGACCGGCATCTTGGCTACATTGGACAGATCAAGGCTGGTCTGGACTTTGGGGCCGCTGTACTGGAACGGCGTACCCATGATGCCCTGGGCAGTCTTTAGCCCGGTTTGAGCCAACTGAGCCTCGCCCATCTGGACTTGCTGTTGCGCGTCCAGCGCGGCTTGGGCAGCCGGTGTCAAAGTCTGGGTAATGGTCGGCTGTGGCGTACCGTCATACCCGCCAGCCATGTCATAGCTAACCGTCTGGTTGCCATACGGGCTGATGATGTTGGGATTACTCAGAACAGCCGTCTGCTGACCAGCTTTCTGGTTAGCTACGCCCTGTTCTCTTGCTGCCCCGGCATAATCGGGGGGCGGCGGTGCGGATGGCTTACCCATATCGTTCTCCTAAATACCTACAATCAGCCCTTTTCAGCGTGTACAAAATTATGTCGCCGTCCGGTGCTGCGTCAGTAATCCTTGCTTCTTCTGTAAACCCTAATTTCTCTACAAACTTCATACTCTTAGCATTTGCGCTTCTTACCGGAACAATGGCCTTTTCGACCGCGCATTTGATGTAAGCGTACCTAAAAATCGCTCCTATGTATGACCTGTTAATCTGTCCAGTTATGGCTATATGAGCCATAAGCGAGCGACCATTCCAGTTCTCATACATAACCCCGGCTACAAGTTTTCCGTCCTTTTCAAGCCCGATAGCAGTAGCGGTATCGCCGCTGAAACTGCCGTTCATCTGTTTCGCTACCCAGTGGCCTACTTCAGGCCCGCTAACTATACGCCCGCCCATCCGCTTTGATACACCACATCTGTCGAAGCCCATTGTATCTGTATGCCCTGGCTGGCCGTCTTCATCTGGAGTCCGCCACAATAGCCAATGCCCGTGATGCCCAGCCATGTGTTCTGGATGACCAGATCAGCGCCCCAGACAGCCGTATCCCACAGCCCAACATCCCAAACGCCATACGATGTCCCAGAGAACGTCAGGGCAGCCGTTGTGTCTGAGGTGTCAAAGTCGATATTCATGCCGACGCCAATGGTCGGCGTGCCATTTGTGAAGATGCTGGGGCGGGCGCGGGTGAAGTATTTCTTAACGCCACGCGCGCCGAAGTAATTAAACGCTTGAATTGTCTGGGTATTTATGTTGCTAACGTCATCAGTATAGCTGTCATCCCAAGCATGGCCGACATAGCCATCTGAGCCAAAATAGGGGTCATCCCCAAAGATTTCCCAGCAGTAAGACGCCCAGCCGGTAAACTGCGCCCAAGCCTTTGTGATGGTATTCATCACATACTGTTCCTGCTGGCCGTCAGCCACCGGGATATTGATCCAGACGGCATTGTACTTAGCCGTATAAGTTACCTGCCAGCCTACAGACGCATGGTTGCCGCCGTACTGGTTCGTTGCCGCCGTAATAGCGCCCTGTATCTTGTCTGATAGGGCCACACGGGGGTCCAAGCGGCTGGACTGCAGCGACGCGGCCATAGGCATCAGGCCATCATATGTCAGGATCAACAGGTCGCCGCCCCATTTGAGCATGGGCCGAGTGCCGACTGGCGAACCTAGCTTCCAGACGCCGATCAGCGCCCAGGTGGCGGCGCTTGCTGGGTCAGTGCCACGGTAGACGATGACTTCGCCCACGCTGGTGATGAACGCTAGGTTGTCGTCCACGCCATACCCGGCGTCGAGCGTCCAAGTGTCCAGATCGACCAGATGCCCGCCGAATTTGCACAAGGCACTCAGATCCGTGTACTGGGCGGTGCCGCCAATCGAGCTAGTCGGCAGATACCAAGCCTTTAGCGTGTACTGCTCGATGAACCAAAGCCGGTTCTTGAACAGGGTGATATTGACCAGATCTGCAGACGCTACCCCGGAAATGGACGGGTTGGTCCAAGAGCTTCCATCATACAGAAGAGCATTGACGGCCATAATATAGCTGCCGCCAGCCGTGGTGATGTTGGTGTATTCCCATATGCCATTGCTCAAGCCGGTCACAACAGGCGCTCCGACAACTCCAGCAGAGGTCACATCATAGATGTTGCCAGAGCTAGTCGCGGCGAACATCTTGGAACTGTTGCCATAATTGTAGACCATGATGGTCTGGACTTTGCCGCTCAGTCCCGTGGCGTGCTTGGTATAGCCGCCGCGCAGCGTCAGATTGCTGACCGTAGGGAACATATTGATGAGCGTTACGGCGTCTGTAGGCTCCATGTTGGCAAAGCTGTCACGCGCATTCCACCCGCCCAACGGGGCAGGAAGCGACTGCACTTGAGCCGCATTATGCTGGATCATGGAGCCAGGACTAACTCCCATAGCCGGTATCCGGGATATTGTCCCATCCGATCAACACACTACCAAGGCGCGGCGCGAACGATAGGTTAGCCGCCGACGTATCCTGCGCTACGGAAGTATCAAACTCAGTCAGATAATCCCTGTAAATTGCCGTTGTGTCGAAGCCCTTGGCCTGGAAGTATTTCAGCTTCGTGGACAGGACCATGAGACGGTCAGGATACATGCAGGTGTCGGTATCAACCGTAAAGCTGTTCTTGACCGCGCCCGCAGCCGACAACGCCCAGCCCTTGCTGCGATATTCAAAGCCAAGGTTTTCATTAGACGAATAGCCCGGCCAAATCTGGAAATAATTGCCAAGCAAGCGCCAGCGGATACGCGGGCCAGTGCTGATAAAGCCGCTGAGAAGCCATTCCCACTGCTGGGCGCTCTCTGGGCCGAGCATTTCCCAATGCTTGCTCTTGTCCCATTGTGTGCGCGGTACGATGCTGTCGTAGTCAGACGGCAGGGCGTACTTGACCTTCTGGAAATAGATCGTCCCAGCGGTCACATTGCTAGTTGAGTAATTAGAAAGCGTGACCTGCGTGGAGGAATCAACGCTTGAAACAAACGTGGCATTCGGAATACCCGTGCCAACGACCATGTATGTCGTGTCCAATCCGGCAGTGGACGGGATGCCGGTGATGGTCAGGGCGGAAGTCGTGTATGTACCCGTCGTGGTCGTGTAGGACGTAAAGAAGCTGTATGGCGTGGTAAGTTCACGCCAGTCGGCCTTACGCAGAAGCTCGTACCCCCCAGCGTTCATCAACGCCAAAATCTGGGTAACGTCTTGGTTCGTATTACCCGCAACTGATACGGGTGTTGGAACGCCTAGTTCATTGGTGACCTGTTGCACCAACTGAAGCATCGTCGTACTCGACATCTACATCATCTTTTCTGGGCTTGCCCGGTTTGCGCTGCGCCATGAGACTAGCCATCTGGGCCTTAAGCTCATCAAGTTCGCTGCGAGTTTTTGCCAGTTCTGCGCCATTCTCTGTGCGGTTCTTACTCGTCAGATACGCCCTCGCACGTTCCCTCATACCAGCGGACCCCATGCCCATACGTTGCAACTGGGAATCCGTGGCTGTAGCTACCTGCTCGACGGTCTGAAACTTGAGGATTTGCAATTCTGCCATTTGATGATCACTGAGGTCTTCAGGGCAATCCTTGTTCCACTTATCTAGCTTGGTGCCGATCACCTGACCGTCATCATTCTGGGACTGGAAATAAAGCCACTGACGAATAAACCGTTCCTTGTGATACTCACGAACGGGCTGCTCAATGATGTTAGTTTTGTCGCCAGGCACCATGATGCGAACGAACGGGACATCCTTGTAGGGAGCCTTATCGTACATGTAAAACTCTACATGCAGGTGAGCATCGGCATTGGCGGTGTCACTATCCAACGGCATAAATTACTCCTTACGTTGACGAAAGAGCCGCAGTAACGGCCCAAGTGGTGGCGGAAGTGCCAAGGCAAATAGCAGTCTTGGTGGTGCCAAGCGCAACGCCAGTCGAACCGGCAACCGCCGCGTTCATGGTCACGCCAGACGTTTCATTGGTGTAAATCTGGAGGGTCTGCGCGCCGCCATTATAGACGTACACCAGAGCGCCAGCTTCGCACGGGGGCAACTTGACGCCAGTGCTGGAGGCAGTGGTGCCAATGGCGTTGACAACAGCCGAAAGCTGCAAGGCAGTCGCCTGAGTGGTGCCAGTAGCGGTCAGGGCAGTCGCGCTGTCACCGCAGATGGAAATGGTCGCCAGCGGGGAGTTACCGGAGGCGAGTACTCTGGAAGGAATAGCCATAATTTGATCCTTTATTTAGAGTTTTGAACGTACAACGTGGCATACGGACAGGCATCGCCTTCGTCCGTATGTTGGTACTTAATGTCATATTCAGAGAATTTGCTCTGCCACCATTCGCTAGGAAACACGGATAGATGAAGCGGGTGACCGATCAGCTTTCCCATACTATCGTCAAATAGGGCTATTTTGAAATAGCAACTATCAACGCAATCCATGATATTTCTAATAACGTCAGACACATCCTCCGGCGGGATATGCTCCATGACATCGGTGCAATAGCCGATATTGCCGCTGACGCCGATTGGCTTGGTCAGGTCGGCTACCGTAAATGGCAAGTTATTGCCTTCGTCCCGGCAATTATCAGCAAAATCAACGAGTTGCACTTCGCAACTGGTCAGGTCGGCAATCTTCTGACCGCCCCGGCCTGTGCCGCAGCCAAAATCTACAATGACATCGGTTAGCTTGGGGTCTGCAATCTGGACAAAATGCTCCGCAAAAGCCTCGCCGGGGGCAATTTCCCGATAAAGCGGCGTTTGCCACATAGCCTGATATTTCTCGACTTCCGACATGGGCGGTGGCGGCTCAGACATGGCCTTGGCAATAGCCGGAAGAAGCCCGTGGCCGTGGACTTGGATGATTGTGTCTTCTTCCGCAAGCTGCTGGGCTGCGGTCTGGAACTCCATAGCCTGACGGGCCATCCAAGGGGCGGCAATATACTCCTTACCGCCGATCCAATAGCTTTCGCGGGGGTCTTCGGCATTGGCCGCTTGGATGTAGGCATGGCCTTCGCCATTAGAATAGCTGGAATCAAAGCCATACAGGTGGATATGCCGGTAGCCCATGCAAAAGGCGATGCTCATGGCCTGAAGGCCAACGGTGGTCCCGCCGCCGATCAGGGCGCAAACGCGGTCCCCGATGTATTCCTGAATGCCCGGATAGGCCGGGTGCCACAAGGTAACGTCATGGCCGTCTAGGGCGTCAAACACGCCGCTGCTGCACTGGGACGCAATGAGGTACTTGGTGTTCTTATTGGGCTGAACAAAGCCCTGATTGTGCGCTCTGGCGTCCAGTAGCACAAAGTAGTCAGGGGTCACATCAACGCTGGCAAGGGTCGGAATAGTGCCATTTACGGCAAATACCGCCTGACCAGCGGCCTTGTGACCGGCAATCATGGGGAGCAGCGGCTTCATAGAAGGCCCGCCCCCCACAATCACAGCAACCCCATCGTGCGGCTCAGAAAGCTGCAACCACGGAAGATCACGGGCAACGGCAGCAGTTATGTTGCCGAAAACCTCGTGATCCTCCGTGTTGCACACGATAGGAATCGTATCATCTAGGTTAGATGGTACGATCATTAGGCAATGGCACCCTGCAGATGCGGACGATTGATCGACACGATAACAGTCGAAACAGTCGCAGCAATGGTAGCAAGGTTGGCCGAACGAGCACCCAGAACCTGCTTGCCAGACGCAGCGGTAGCCATAATGCGGCCAACGGTAGCGGACTGGTAAACAGCAACTTGAGCGTTGGTCGCAACGGCGGTCTTCTTAATGACCGCGAGGCCACCAATCTGATACCAGCCGAAAAGGCCAGCGGTGTTAGCCGCCATTGCAACGGCTACCGGGGTCGCCTGATTGGCCGTATTGGCCGACAGGGTGGTCTGGTAGGTCGTGGCATTGTAGGTCACCAGCGAGCCAATCACGGTGCTGGCAACGCCCAGCAGCATAATGAACTCACCTTCGCCGTAGGTGGGATCGAACGCGCGGCAAACCATGCCGAGCGTCGCCGGGGGCGTGGGAACGGCAGACGAGCCGTTCGCCATCGTAACACCGGAGTCAGTATTCGCGATCTGGAGCAAACCAGCGCGATTTTCAGTGAATGAATAAGCCATGCTTTAGTCCTTTCTTTATGCCTTAAGCATACAAAACGCCTTGGAACTGCGAACCGGAGCAGGTGAGGTTGCCCGCCCAGCCGATCAGCTTCACGATAGCGTCCTGATTGACGGACTGACGTTCGCCACCAATCGGAACGAAGTTGCGATCCACATGCGGGCGGAACATCAGGTACTTGGTGTTCAGGAACCACATATGATTGGCAGTCGCGGCAGAGCCGATACCACCGTCAAGCACAACATCCGACGCCATACCAGCGCCGTAATACTTGAGCGAGGCAAAGCCAGCGCCAGCCATCGACGAACCGGAGTCCGAAATGCGCTGGATGGACTGCAACGACTGCAAGTACAGGCGATAGTAGTTATTGTCGGCAACGATCAGGTCAGGCTTGTCCGTACCACGGATAAGCTGGACAGCCAGGGCATCCATATACTGCTGGATGTTTGAGGCAGTAACAGCCGCGCCGCCGTTGGTCAGGCCGGAATAAGCAACCGACTGCCAGAACGTGAACGAAGCGCGGTTGATGCCGCCATACGTTCCCGAGGTGGGTACGTCAGGAACAGCAGCCGCAAGGCCGGTGATGTTCTTGCCGCTGTTGCCAGTGCCGTCCAGATAGATGTCGCCCGAAATACGGTTAGCCAACTGGGCTTCCGCAACATTCATGCGACCATCCAGCAGGTCGATGATGGCTTCTTTGCCGGAGTTCTGGATCATTTCCAGACCGGAAATCGTCACCGCCGAGGCGTACTGAGTGATAGAGAACTGAGCAGCCGAAATGGGGCTGTTCTGCGACACGTTCAACACTTCGTAACCGCTGTACGAGTTGGTGTTGTTTGTGGTGCTATCATTATACATAATTTCCTGGAGGATTACGTTACCGCCAGAAAATGTCTTCACGTTGCCACGATCCTTCAAACGACGAAGGAGCGCGTTATTGTTGGTCACGTTGTCGGCCAGTTCACCGCTGCGGCTCTGAATGTTGGTCGCAATGATGTCACTGATCGAACTATTGGCGAAAGCCATTGGGTAGTCCTTTCCAGTTTATCAAAAACGCTCGTTCACACTGTCGAATTGTTCGAGCAGCATAGAGCGTCTATCTTGCGCTTTGGTCGATGTCTTAGCGCCGGGTGTGGAGCTTTTAACGCTAACCGCTGCCGCCTTAGCCGCTTTCGCAGCCCGATTGGCCGACGATGATTTCTGAGCCGCAGCTTCTGCATGTGAGCGTTGCTGGGTCTGCGAGAAAATATCGTCGTTAAGGCGAATCGCCTTTTCATAGGCGTCTTCTAACGTGCCAGCTACACCACTCTGTAGGAGTTGGATCATAACCGGGCGCGCTTCTTCAAAGTACTCTGCCTTACCGGCAAAGTTATTGATTTCTCCCAGCAAGGACTGGTTTTCGGCCTGTTCCTGTTGCTGTTTGAAACTGCTAATTTCCCCGCGAACGTTATTAAGTTCGTTTTGCAAGGCATAATAATTGGGATCAACTGGTCCGGCTTGTTGGTACGGATCGACTTCACCCAAATTAATTCCATAGGACCGCGCCAGATTGGCAAGGTATGCCCGCTTCTGGTCCGGCGGGCTATTACGCAGCACATGGTCAGCTTCCATGAGCGCCTTCACGGCGCGCGGAGCATCAATACCAAGACCTTGGATGGTGTTCATATAAGGCTGGATG